TTATAAAAAGAAGTTTGAAGACTTAGAAAATAGACTTCTAGAAAAAGAAAAGAGTGATGAGCAAAGACGGTATGATGATATTCAAAGAGGTTTTCAAAATGAGATAGAAGACTTTGTTGAATCTAATCCAGATAGGTATGAACTAATACAAGCAAACGAAGCAAATGATATTATTTATGACGTTATTGAAGAGCATTACAACGACACTGGTAGAATCTTAGACATAGAAGAAGCTGCCGAAGCCGTTGAAAGTTATCTAGAAGAAGAAGCTGAAAAGCTACTAAGTCTAGGTAAACTTCGTTCTAAGTTTGGTATAGAGAACGATTTTGAGCAAGAGGAGTCCCCAAGACAGTCGCAAGTAACACTGTCAAACGCCATGTCTGCTCAGGCGAATGAAAGAGTAGCTAAAAAGTTATCGGATGAAGAAAGTAAGGTTCTTGCAGCCAAAATGTTAAAATGGGAATAATTAATTTACTAAACTTAAAGGAGTTTAAAAATGGCACTTAATATGACTACTTTTGCTGCGGCTCTTAAGCAGCATTATACAAATGAAAGAGTCGAGAATATGGTTTACAAAGATAATCCATTTCTCGCTATGGTAGCTAAGTATGAAGACTTTGGTGGAGAAAACCTGAAGCTTCCTATCAAGTATGGGATTCCTCAAGGTAGGTCTGCTACTTTTGCTGATGCTCAAGCTAACAAAACTAATACTCAACTTAAAGCATTTTTGCTTACCAGAGTTTCCGATTATTCTTTAGCTTCTATTGCTAATGAAACTATTGAAGCTTCTAAAGGAAATGCAAACGCATTTATGGAATCTGCTACTCTTGAAATTGATGGAGCTATCGAATCTGCTACTCGATCACTTGCTATCTCCCTTTATGGAGACGGTTCAGGTCAAATCGGTGTTGTTGGTTCACTAGCTACTACTACTGCTTCTAACGATACTGTTACTCTAGCTACTGTTGATGACATTACTAACTTTGAAGTTGGTATGCAGTTAAACTTTGGTACAGCTACAGCTAACAAAGAAATTTCTACTATTAACAGAGACACAGGGGTTATCCTTCTTAATGCTGCTTCAGGTGCTACTACTACAGAAGCTATTTTTGTTGATGGTGATAAAGATGGAAAAGTTTCTGGTTTAAGTGCTTGGCTTCCATCATCTGCTCCAGCTTCTACTGATTCTTTCTTTGGTGTTAACAGAAGTTCAGATGCTACTCGTTTAGGTGGTATCAGATTTGACGGTTCATCACTTCCTATCGAAGAAGCTCTTATTGGTGGTGCTTCACGAGTTGCTAGAGAAGGTGGAAAGCCTGATGTTTGTTTCATGAACTACTCAAACTTTGCTGACCTAGAAAAAGCTTTAGGTTCTAAAGTTTCTTATGTTGACGTTAAAGCAAGTCCTGAGATTGGTTTTAGAGGTATTTTAATTCACGGTCCTAGAGGTCCTATTAAAATAATACCTGATCAAAACTGTCCTAAAGATGTAGCTTTCATGCTTCAAATGGATGTTTGGAAACTTTACTCTCTTGGTAAAGCTCCTAAGATTCTTGATTCAGATGGTCTTAAGTTTTTAAGGGATTCTGCTGCTGACTCTGTTGAAGTTAGAGTTGGTTACTACGCTCAGCTAGGGTGTAGAGGTCCTGGGTATAACGTAAGAATTGCATTATAATTAATATTAGGGAAGCCTTTCGGGGCTTCTCTTTTTTTGCTGCGTGTTGTATTACACTCAGACTAAAGGAGAAATAAAATGGCTAACAGAAATTTTAATAGAGTACAAGCTTTAGATAAAGAGGTTAAGTTTTTATTCTTAACTGCTACAATTGGTTCAGGTGGAGATCCTACATTAGATGTTAATAAAAGTGTTGGCATCAAATCTATCAGTGATACTGCTGTAGGAGAATATGATATTACTCTTGGAGTTCCAGGTGGAGACTCAGATAAGTATCCTTCTCTTCTATTTGTTCAGTGTTTTCTTACTGACTCTGCTGCTATATCAACTGGTGGAGGAGTAAGTTTTCAAATAGAAGCTGAAACTGTATCTACTGATGGTGTAATTAAACTTTTTGCTCTAGATAAAGATGGTGCTATAGCTGAAATTAGAAGTGGTGATGTTCTTCAAGTGATGATAGTTGTTAAAAACTCTAACCAGCCAGGCGTTGGTGCTAGCTAAGGAGTAGAAAATGATTATGATGGGTCCTAAAAAAGATAAAGGCGGTCTAATGGTTGCCATTATGGAAAAGTTAAAGAATGGTCATAGCTCATACGAAGAAGGAAAAGATCATAACGAACACATGATGGAAAAACATCATGATGGTCATGGTCATTACGAAAAATACAAACATGAAGTAGACGGAATGATCAAAGCTATAAAAGACTGTGTCAGAGGTGAATCAGACGAAAAGGAATACAAGGAAGAATTTGCTAAATGTCTAAAGATGTTCATTAAAAAATGCGTTAAAGACGATTACTAATTAGGGGGGCTAACGCCCTCCTTCTTTTGGAGGTATGATGGCTTCAATTACTGAAAGTTCTTTAGTAACCAGAGTCCGGCAAAGAGCCGACATGGAATCTAATAACTTTGTTTCTGATATAGAAGTGCAGACTTACATAAATGGTTCCATAGCAGAGCTACATGACTTGCTAATTCAAGTTTATGGTCAAGACTACTATGTTAGTAGTAACACCTTTACAACAACAGCAGGTACAGACACCTACGCACTTTCTACAAGTGCAGGTGCAGATTTTTACAAACTAAGAGGGATGGATGCAAAGTTAAATGGATCAGAGTATTTTACTTTACAGCCATTTAACTTTAACGAAAGAAACATAAGACAGGAAGGTAGCCTATCTAACGTACTAGGTGTTGCCAACCTTAGATATAGATTAGTAGGATCTAATATTATTTTTACTCCTACTCCTGATGCAAACACTGAAGTTAGAGTTTGGTTTGTACCAACAGCACAACAATTTAGCAGTTCAACTCCAGCTACTTCTACTACTACCTATGATGATTTTAATGGGTATGCTGAGTATGTAGTTATAGACGCAGCTATAAAGTGTTTGCAGAAAGAAGAAAGTGATGTAAGTGTTCTTCTAGGACAAAAAGCTGCTATGAAGAGAAGGATAGAGGAAGCTGCTAACAATAGAGATGCAGGGCAGCCTCTTACTGTATCTGATGTTTATTTAGAAAATAACGAGTTCTTCTTTGGCAGGAGCACACTGTAATGTCAGTAAGAAGATTTAATAAAGTTTTTAAACCACAGGATCAAGAGTTTAATAGACTTCAAGATAATATTGAACAAGTTTTAAACCCTGTTATAGATTCTAGGATAGTAGATGGAGTTTACATAAAAGAAGTAGACCTATCAACAGCAGATACTTTTGTTGAACACAAGCTAGGAAGAGAACCATTAGGTTTTATAGTTGTAAGAAAGTTTGCCGCAGGTGATGTCTTTGAATCTTTGACAGACTCTAGTGGTGACAATTATGATAGAAAAAAATTTATAAACATTAAAGCATCAACAAGTTTATCAAATGTTTACTTGTGGATATTTTAGGAAATAACTATGGCTGAAACATCAACAACAACCTTTATGAATTTAGTCCTTCCGACCCCAGGTGAACGGTTAGGACCAACTTGGGCTACTGATATAAACACAGCCTTAACTAGAATAGATGAACATGATCACTCTGCTATAGGAAAAAGTTTAGGAGTAGCTGCCTTAACCATAGACGGAGACTTAGACTTCTCACCTGGAACAAGTGACTTTGCAACATTAAACAAAAAATACTCAGGTTTTACAAACAACTCAACAACTCTTGCTGCTGCTAGTTTTCCTGCTAGTGTTTTTGTTCTTGAAGGAAATCTTTTTTATAACAACTCTACAGGTAGTCAAATACAACTAACAGATGGTGCAGCTCTTAGTTCTACAGGAGTTTCTGCAATACAGTTTGCTAAGTTTGCAGATACTTTATCAGGCGGTACTTCAGGGAGTCCTAACATTATACTTGAGGGCAATAATGCTTCTTACTATGTCTGTGATGCTAGTACAGCAGCAGTCCATGTTAGATTGCCAGCAGCTTCTACTTCAGCAGCAGGTAGATTTTTTGTGATAAAAGACATAAGTGGAGTAGCCTCTACAAACAATATAACTGTTCACATATCAGGAACAGATACAGTAGATGGCGCTTCTAGTCACGTAATTGCTTCAAACTTTGGCTCAGCTACTTTTATTTCTAGAGGTAACTCTGTTGCTTATGATGTAATATAGGAGATAACATGGCTCTTAATAAACAAGGATTACATCTACAATTAGACCAAGGCATCAATACAAAGTTTGATGATAAAGACTTACCTCTTGGAGACTTTGATGTAGTTGAAAATGTTTCATTTGAAAAAAATGGAGAGTTCAACAAAAGATTTGGTTATGATGAAATAAAAGGAGAACAGATAGGAGGGACTCAAGCTCAGTCTCCTATTGGTGTTACAAAGTATAAAGATCAGTTATTATGGGTATCTAGAGATCAAGTTTATAGCTACAGTGAAGGAGCTACTGTATTTCAAAATGAGGGTAGTTTTGATGCCATAGTTCCTAAGTCTAACATAGTAGTTCAAAATGGAAAAGAACAATCTGAGCTTCAATGTGCCTATTTGCAAGGCTACAAAGTTTTTGTTTACATGGAAGGCTCAGTCCACAAAATATCCGTAGTTGACGATGAGTCGGGTTCATATGTTCTTTATAATCAAACAGTACCAGGCTCTACTAGAACAGGTGGGCTTAGGCTTGTTGTTAAAGATAATAAAATTTATTTATTTGGCACAGACGGTTCTAATGTTTTAAAATATCAAACATTTGACTTACTAGGTTATCTAAAAGATGGACTAGCCTTTGAGTCTTCAGCTATAGGAGCCCTAGGTGGAGAAAACACTGTAGCCACCTTACACTCATCTCAAAAATATGATGTAGCTGTAAGTAACATATCGATGATAATTGCATACTATGACAATAGTGCAAGTGAATTAAAATTTGCAAAAGAACTTTCTAATACTGACACTTTAACAACTGGGATAGATCCTTTTAGCGTAGGTATAACTCCTGCAAATGCTATAGACTTAAGTGTTGATCTTTTTGGAAAATTTATATTAGTAACAGCAAACGGAAGTGGTGTAGTAAAATTAGCCATACTTGGAGCCGATGTCACACAAGTTAAAGCTCCTACTACAATAGAAGACGTAACTTCTGCTAACTTTGATTCTGCTGTAAACGTAACTGCACAAACGATAGATGGTTTTACCTACGATGTTTTTTACCAAGTCTATGAATCTGCTCCCTCTGTTTTTACTATAAGCACAGGCACTACAGCAGCTTCTACTACAGCAGACTTAGATTACACATGGTCAAATCATCATGTAAGAAAAAATACTTTTAGTTATAGCACTAGTACAGCAGGTACAGCTTCTACTATCATGAGAGGAGTTGGTCTAGCGACAAAAGCTTTTATACAAGATCAGAATGTTTATATAAATACAATACGAGAAGCAGAGTTATATGCTACTTATTATGTAGCAAAATCAGACGGTTCTATACAATCAAAGATTAGTCAAAACACAGGCGGTAGTTTACTCAACTCTATAAGAAAAAGAGCAGGAGTATCAGAGGGATTGTTTTCTAATTATAGTGGTACAAATACTGATGCAGTTTATACTGTACCAAGCCTTAGTAATGTCCCAACCATCAGTTCAGAAAAGTTTTTAGTAGTAACTAAAATACAAGGTGTCATAGAAAGTGGAACTGAAGGCACTACAAACTATTATACTTTATATGGAGTAAATAGTACAATACTAGATTTTAACAATGAGATTGTAAACCAAACTGAAGAACTTGCAGAAAACTTACATTTCTCTGGAGGTCAGTTAAAAGCATATGATGGTAATGTTTTAGTAGAACAAAATTTTAACTATCCTCCTGCTAGGTTGTTTCTAGGAAACAGAGCAGCAGGTACGAGTACAAACTTTGCTTTTGAAAGACCTGGATCAGGAACAGACGTTTACAGGTATAAAGCTATATTCACTTTTACAGACGCTCAAGGTAATATTCATAGATCAGGACTATCAGACGAAGTTAGTTTTAGTTATGCTAACACTGATAGTAACGCCTA